TACATCAACACTCTGAAACTGGCAGCACGTTACCCTGAGGGTATGTTTGATCCTCACTACAGTGAAAACCGTGCTCCTGGTGACATCTAACCTCCTACACCATTACAAAGGAATAAATAGAGGGTAGAGATACCCTCTTTTTTATGGCTATTACAATTCTTCAGGAGAATGAAGATCAGTTTCGTGCTGTGCTAGATGCGTTCGCAAACGCAACTGACAATGATGTGATACCTATATCTAAGTTTGAGCAACAGGATGGTGATTCAACTAAGAGGATTAAAATATCGTGTAAGGTGCATGTTGAATCTGGTAAGAGACTTAGAGTTAGAGATCAGGTTGCTGATTATTTGGGGGAGCAGGCTGATAAGGGTCAACTTGATATCGTTGACGTTACTTTAGGTACCAAATCTAAACCTGATAAGGAAACGTTAGATGTTATAGTAAGAGAGAATCCAACTGAAGTAATTAGGATTGCAATTAAACCAATCAATAGTGGTGGGTCTGGTGGTGGTAGTGCTGCAACTACTGTACAAGAGACTGCTCTAGCAACGTTTCTTGCAATGAGATATGATAAGGGCACAGCCCTTGAGTGTCATCCTTCAAGGTCAGATGGATGTATAGATGAGGATGATTATATTAAAGGGTTAAAACAGGTTGACTGTGCTGGTAAGGTTACAGTTGAGGAGATAATGGGATTAGATGCGAGTTGGAAGGAGTCATGTATAAAGGGTGCCAATAAGATTGCTGCGGAGGTTCAGGGATCCAACTGGGTATATGTTAGAGGAGATAGTAGTATAGATGATGGTTCAATTAAGAGAGCATTTGCTAGAGTTAAGAAGAAATCTGGACTAGCAAACGAAGACAAGTGGAACCCTTCTGATATATGGATGGTACAAAAGAATAAGAAGTCTGAGATTACACAACTCTTAGACAAAGAGAATACAATTGATTGTTTGAATAATTATATTGCTCTAGCATTTTCAGATAAAGGTTGGCCTAATAAATCTGGTAAGAATGTTACTCCTAAGTCTCTCATTGGTATATCACTGAAGAAACTTGGTCCCAATGTTAACTTTACTATAATGAATGCACCTGGTCTTAATCAGATGCAGAAGGCACAGAATATATCTTTTCAAAAGACGAAGACACTTAATGAGTTGACTGCTTTCTCTGCTATGGATGTATACATTCTGATGAGTCCTAATGCATCTAAACAAAAGGATAGTTTTCAGTGTAGAAACTTTGCAGGACAGAGTGCTGGTGACTGGAAGTTAGAATTGAAAGGTGAGTATGCAGCACAAGGTAAGATACAAGGTAAGGTTATGAGAGATCTCTTAACTGATGCTGGGGGTTTCCCAGCAGTCCCTCAGGAACCAAACTTTAGTACCGAATGTAAAGAGTCAACTGATATGGAGGCACAAAACTTCTATGCTAAACAAAAAGGCAAGAAGATGTCCCAGGCACAGGCTAAAATTAGTGAAGAGATTTATACTTTATTAAAGAAGTATTGTTCAGCAAGAGATTGGGATGGTTCACCTACTGCCAAGGAAAGTATGTTGATGGAGATATCTACGAAGGATACATCTTGGAGGTACAGTAAACTAGCAGGACTTAGACTGTTAGATTGGATATGTAAGATACAAAGTGTTACGGAAAGAAACAGAGCATGCAAAGAAATGTATCTATATGCATCTTCACAGACTGAGAAGTCTTCCACTTACTATAAACTATACTAACCAGTTGGATTAGTGTCCACTCACCACCCCACTACCCCCTAAACACTGTTATAATACAGACATGGCAAAGAACACACACCTAGAGCACTTAGAAGATGACATATTCAACCAAGGATATGCTGGTGCAACTAATGCTGTCAACTTCCTGAAGTCCCTACGTGACATGCTGTCAGATTCTTCTGGTGGTAGTTCTGTGAAGGTTACAACCAAGTGGGACGGTGCTCCTGCTATTATATGTGGTAGGAATCCTCAGACTGGTAAGTTTTTCGTTGGTACTAAGAGTGTCTTTAATAAGGTTGACCCTAAGATTGTATACTCTTCTAACGATGCAGACAAATATTATGCAGGGTCTACCGTAGGAGATATACTTAAGAAGTGTCTAGTCTATCTCTCCAAGCTACCTATAGAGGGTGTCTTGCAGGGTGACCTACTGTATCAGTCTACTCCATCAGTAATATCCCAGGATCAGAAACCCCATTATAGATTCAAACCTAATACTATTACATATACTATCCCTAAGTATTCAGCCTTAGGTAGTAAGGTTGGTGGTAGTAAGTTGGGTATAGTATTCCATACAGAGTATAAAGGTAATACTATATCAACAATGTCTGCTGGTTTTGGGTGCAATGTATCAGGACTACAGGGTGTTAAGGAAGTAGCAGTATTCTCCTCTGAGTTTCAGAATATAAATGGCATGGCAAATCTCTCACAGACTGAGAAGAATGCATTGAATGCGGTCATTGTAAGGTCTGAGAGAGACCTCAGAAGAGGTCAATCATTCCTTAATGATGTCCAATCTGGTAAGGGACCATTTAGTATTCCTGCTTTGTTTAAAGTATACTTCAACCAGGTAGTCAGGGGCGGTGTTGTCCCTACTTCTGAGGGTATGGCAAAAGGATTTGGTGCTTTTGTTAAGAGTAAGTATGACTCTGAGATTGTGAAGAAGAAGACACCAAAGGCACGTAACGATTGGAGATCCAGACGTAGAGTAGACTTGAAATATCTAAATAGTAACAAGACACAAATGTTATCTGCCTTTAGAGGATTCAAATCTTTGATGGATGCTAAGGTGCAGATTATAAATAAACTTGTGAAGATTAAGAGTGTGGGAACATTCTTAGAAGATGAGAATGGAATGAGAGCTACAAGTCCTGAGGGATTTGTTGCCATTAAAGATGGCGCAGCACTCAAACTTGTTGATAGACTGGAGTTTTCCAGAGCTAACTTTACTGTCGCAAAGGACTGGGGTTAATGAGATTTATTCAATTCATCAGGGAGGCAACTGCTGCAGCAAAACCTGCTGCTAAGAAACCTTCCACGTCTAGTAAGGGTAAGTCTCCTGCTGCTCAAGCGAAGATTGATGATAAGCATGTTGCTATCACCTTTGGTAGATTCAATCCACCTCATGCTGGTCATGGGAAACTCCTTGATGCTGTTAAGGCACATGGTGGAGACAGTGGTAACTATCGTATCTACCCCTCTAGATCACAAGATCATAAGAAGAATCCACTGACTGCACAACAGAAGGTGGATCACATGCGTAAGATGTTTAAGGGGCACAAGGATGCTATCCAAAACAACGAATCGCACAGAAATATTTTTGATATCCTTCGTGACCTTCATGATGAAGGACATGAGCATGTAACCATGGTGGTCGGAGACGACCGTGTGAAAGAGTTTGAGACTCTTGCTAACAAATATAATGGTATGCATTATGACTTCAAGTCTATTAACATTAAGTCTGCAGGTCAGCGTGCTACTGATAGTGATGATCCTATCGAGAATATGTCTGCATCAGCAATGCGTAAACACGCCCAAGTGGGTGACCATGAATCATTCCACGTTGGGACTGGTGGATATAAGGACTCTAAGAAACTGATGGGTGATGTCATCACTGGGATGACACCTCCACCTAAAGTGAAGAAGGGTAAGAAGGGTGAGTCTGTCCATGAATCTCTGTGGACATACGCTCCTAAACTTGACTTTGATGCCTTCCGTGATCACTACATGCTCAACCACATCTATAAGGTGGGTGCAATTGTAGAGCATGATGACAGTGGTATCCGTGGTATGGTTGCTCACCGTGGCACTAACTACATCATCATGCGTGATGGTTGGGGTGGCGAGCACCGCTGCTGGTTGCAGCACATCAGTGAAGTTGCACAACTAGGACCATCAGATCTTAGTCACAAGCAAGAGGTTGCTGCTGACACTACTAAGGATCAAAGTAACTATAGTGCCGATGATGGCAGTGGTAACACCTGGAAAGCAGGTACTGATCGCTATCGTGAAGCACTTCAGGACATGACCCCTGGTCAAAAGACAATTAAATTCTCAGATTTCAGAAAAATTGCTGTAACTAAATAGTATTAGCGAAATTCATTTCGGTTTAGAAACATGACGTTAGAAATGCTGGTGTCTGTGGCACTCATGGATTATAATCCCACTGAGCAGGCATATATCCTAAAGGCAATCGAAGAAGATACTCTTCCAAAATCACAGAGACTCCACACAGGTGTCATGAAAGTGATGGAAGCATTCGATGCTTATGAGCCTACAGTAGAAGGCTATGCGGGATTCAAAATTGATCGTAACTCTGTCACCAAGAAGAAAGCAGAGCGTCCAGATGATCGAAATATTGGTCGTGTTGTCCAATCATCAGGTGGTGAATCTATGCTCATCACTGGTAGGAAGACAGACGGTCGTTACATTGTTGTCGGTAAGAAAGGCGAGAAGTCAGCGAGAGATGCTGCTGACCTCGGCGTGACCGCTAAAGAAGAAGTGGTCGGCATTGATATCGATGACCTCCATCAAGAAATGCTTGAAGATCTTAATAGATCTATGAGGATCCTAGGTGCTAGCAAGTGCTGGGACGGATACAAAACAAATTGTGTCGAAGAAGAAGACGTGACAGAACTTTACAAAGGTAAGCACGGACAGACTGAGAAAGAGTATCAAGACAGTCGCTCTGATGGCGGCAAGATGGTCTCAGGTGATAGTAAAGGCAGTGGTTCAAGATACGCTTCGCGTAGCTTGAGCAGCACTGGTCCTAATCCTGCTGGTGGCAGCAAGAAACCTGCTGGTCAGGGTCGTATGACTTCTGGTGCTAAGGCAGATCTCGCTTACCGTAAAGTGAATCTCAAGAAGAGCAACGAAGAGTTTATAAATAAACTGTCCGACTCAGGATTGTTTACTGAGAAGGAGTTGCAAATGATGGGGGAGATTGAATGAAGCCTGGTCATAAAGAATCATCTCTAAAGACAACCAAGAAAGGAAATGTCACCATCAATCCAAAGAAAGAGGACCTTATGTCTGAACATCTGAGAAGTAGAGTCCTGAGTAGCGTAGAAGCACTCAAGGAAGCTGCTAAGAAAAAAAACAAAAACATTAAAGCAGCAAGAGCAGGCAATCGTTGGCAGGATTCTGACGGCGACGGCAAGTGGTATGAGCCTGGTCAAGATGTCAAGAAAGAAGAAGCAGAAGTATACTGGTCAAGTAAAGCATTAGATCAGTTAGAAGAAGCACAATCAAAGACAGACAACGTAGCAGATGACGCTGCAAAGAAGGCTGCTAAAGAGCGCATGAAGCAGAAGATGATTCAAGCTACAATCGATTTCGATCGAAAGAAGAAAGAAGCCAGGCGATAAGTAATCGCATATATAGATCAAACCCCTTTAAGGATGATCTATTATGTTGGCACTTTTTTTACCATTAGCAAAGAAAACAATTGTCGGACTACTCGGTAAAGACGAAGTTCGTCACTTTATCGTGGACGTGCTGCGCTCGCTAGTGTCTACAACTGATAACAAGTTGGATGACAAGGCTGTGGACGTAGTTGAGTCACTTCTGTTTCAGAAAGAAGAATAGCTATAAATAACTTATAGGAATAATCTTCATACCCGGAGAACAATGGCTGTATTTGGAAAAATTGATGCCGCAACCTTCGCAAATAACGTAGCGGTCACCAATGGTGACGCCACTGTTACAAAGAATGCTGCGGATACTGTCGTCGTAGGCGACATTTTAGAACTCTCTAACGTTGCTTACATCGTTAAAGAAGTTACTAGCACCACTGCAATTGAATTGCACAAAGCATACGCAGGTAGCACTGCTGCATCACTCGCTGGCGCTGTCCGTAGGACTGCTCCTAAGGCGGTTGCTGAGTATGTAATCAAAGGTGGCGATAGCAACTCATACGATCTCGTATTTGTTGACACCACTGAGATGCTTCTCGCTGAGAATAAGTCTCGCGGTATCACTGGTCCTGGTTGGTGGCAGTATCGCACATACACTACTGGTAATGGCGACACCAAGCATAAGTCTGAGTGCATTGCATTCGTCCATGCTACTGCTGCTGCTGCTGGTGACGACGCTGATGACACCATCGTTGCTGATGTTGCATCTGCTGTAACTGTTTCGGCACAACCTGCTGCTTCCACTTCATCCTCTGGCGCTGGCACATTTACGCTCAGCACTACTACCACAGGCACACCTGGAACACTTGCATACGTCTGGCAACGTCAGACTGCTGCCTCAACTAAGAAGTGGACTAACATCTCTGCTTCCCTTGACACTGGCATCACCTATGCAGACTTCACGACCGCAACTCTTGCTTATAGTGCTCTCGCTGGCGACACTCTGGACGGTTATAAGTATCGCGTCAAGATTACCTCAGCAGGTGGCA